CGACGTTGACGGGAACCACGCTCGGAACCTTCGCCTCCGGAACGATTACCAATTTAAACGTCACCAGCGCCAATATCACGACCCTTACGGGTACGACTTTTGGTACGACGGCCACGACGCAGTTGCGGGGTGCGAGTGCAAACATCACCAATTTGAGTGGCACTTCGGCAAACATTACGAATATTGTTTCGACAAGCGCCACGTTAACCAACATAACCAGCACTTCTGGCACTGTTACAACGCTTGTATCAACGAGTGCAACGCTAACAACCATAGCGGGTACTTCGGCAAACATTACGACGATTACCGAAAACGCTTCGCCGGTTGTGGTGCAGACGGATATTGGCAGCGGGCCGAATGAAGTTCCGCTGAACCAGTACTTGGGAGCGGTAGCGTATCTAAATGACGTTGCTCCGGCGATGGATGTTGGTACGGGCATTTCAACCGGTTCAAGCACGGTCTGTGCAACTTCTGCGGGCCGAACAGGGACGTTCTACGGCGCTCGGATCTTGGTTGATCTGCGCGGCTTGAACAGCGGCGGTACGGCGGGAGACATCATCGGTGTCAACGGCACGGCGCTGCCCTGCTATATTTCGCTGCTTCCGGCGATAACGATACTTGGCGGTCGGATGACTTGCCTAGAGACCCCAGCCGGCGGCGATACGGACATTGACCTGTACTCAGCCACTGAAGGCACCGGAGTAGAGGATCAGGCAATCACGGCGCTGACAGAAACGCAGATCATCAACGCGGGGTCTCAGACCATCAGCACGGTGACGTACTTTGCTGCGAACCCGGCTGCGAACACTTACTTGTATCTGGTGGGTCAAGGCACGGCTAATGCCACTTACACGGCGGGTCGATTCCTCATTGAAATTTTCGGGACGTAATACATGGCAATTCAAAACAATTTTCCGAATATTCGTCCGACGCTGAATCTCAACTTTGCGTTGTCTAAACGAGTTGACCCACGAATTACGTTTGTGCGATCAACCACGGCGACGTACTTTGACCAAGACGGGATTCTGCAAACGGCTGCGGCTAATCAGGGGCGTATTACGTTTGATCCAGCAACGTTGGATTGCCAAGGCCTGCTGATCGAGGAGCAGCGGACGAACTCCATCCGCAACAACACGATGCAGGGTGCGGTGGCGGGTACGCCGGGGACGGCTCCGACGAATTGGTTGGTTGATACAACTGGCGGCGTTTTCACACGAACAATTTCAGGGCCATCAACAGAAAGCGGCATTACTTACATTGACATTCAAGTTCAAGCATCAGCGGGTGGTACTTTTGTTATTCGCCCAGAGCCGGGTACGCAAGTAGCGGCATCAGTCGGTCAGGTATGGGCAAATACCGCATACGTTAAATTGGCGGCGGGTTCGTTAACAAACGCTGCTTGTAGCATTCGCATCAGGGAAAATGATTCTGGCGGGTCAATTCTTTCAGAAGGTACAGTAAATTTCACGCCGACATCTGCGGGACTTGCAACGCAGCGAGTATCAATTACAAGAACGCTTGCCAGCGCAACCGTGGCGTTTATTCAGCCCCGTATTGAGATTATTTTTTCTGGTGCTGGTGACATCACACTCCGCATTGGCCTGCCTCAACTAGAGCAAGGCGCATTTGCCACGAGCGTGATCCCCACGACCACCACCGCCCTCACGCGCAATGCAGATGTGGCGAACATGACGGGGACTAACTTTAGTGGTTGGTTTAATGCGACGGAGGGAACTGTAGTTGCGATAGGGCAGATGCTTTCTGTGTCTGGCGCGGCATCGAGGTCAATATTTGACGCTACAGACGGTTCAACGGTCAACCGAATAAACGGGCGGTTGCTAACGGCAACTAGCGGAGACCAAGCGACAATTAGATCGGGCGGAACAACACAATTCCAAGCAGCAAGCATAAACAATACAACTACTGCAATCAAAAATTTTGTTGTTGCGTACAAAACGAGCGATTTTGCTGTTACGTCAAATGGTTCAGTTCCAGTGACTCAAGCAAGCGGCGCTATAGCAGTTGGCGTAAATCAAATGCAACTTGGGAATGCAGTTAATGCAGTTGAGCCGCTTTGCGGCTACATCCGCCGCATCGCCTACTACCCCGTCCGCGTTACCAACGCCCAACTTCAGGCTTTAACAGGTTAAGAGGAACTACCATGTATATTGACTATCACCTCAAGTTTGACTCCGAAGCCGCAGCAAAGGCGGTGCTGTATCGAGCAGAGGGCGAAGAGGCAAACGAAATCCCCAAGTACCTTGCGATTGACCTCATCGGCACGGTGTATAAGCCGACCGGCAAGATGCTCCAAAGCGATGAAGTCGAGTTCCCCGAGATGGCTCCGCTGCCTGGGTATCATGCTAATGTTCGAGTTTTGGATGCAGCTTCAGAGTTGGAAGCGTATCAAGTGTTTCCAAAAAACCCGGTTAGAGGGTGGGCATGATGAGCTTGAAATTTTTAAAAGGCGCGTTTAAATCGCGCACAATTTGGTGGAATGTCCTTCTTGCTTTTCTTGGTAGCTTAGAGCTTTTTGGATCCCATCTTACGACGCTTTTTGGAACGCAAGTTGCGGCAGTCGTGCTTCTTGTTGGTGGCGCTGCTAATCTTGTTCTTCGGGCTATTACTACTCAAGCACTTTCGGAGAAGTAACATGGACGGGCAGTTTTTGTTTAATGTGCTTGTTGGCGTGTCTGGGTTTCTTGGTGGCTGGATTCTTAACAACATTTCCCGTTCAATTGAGCGTCTGGACAAAGACGTTCGTCAGATGCCATTGACTTATGTCACTCGCGCAGACTATCGAAGCGACATTGATGAAATAAAAGGCATGCTTGGCAAGATATTTGACAAACTAGACGGAAAGGCAGACAAATGATTCCTGCTGCGCTTGCTGCTATTGTTCGGCCGCTCCTTGCCAACGGTTTGGGGTTGGTCGCCAATGCTGTATTAGCCAAGGGCAAGAAGGTCGTCGAGGACAAGTTGGGCGTAGAACTGAAGCCCGATATGTCGAGCGAGGATCTGGCGAAAGTTCAGATCGCAGCGATGGAGCATGAGGAAGAACTCATGCGGCTGCGGATTGAGGAGGACAAGTTAGACCTTGCCGAGTTGGAACTGCGACTCAAGGACGTCGGCTCCGCTCGTGACCGCGAGACTGCGATTGCTACGAGCAAGGACGCGCCGCTCCTTAACAAGATCGTCACCCCGATCCTTGCGCTTGGCCTCCTTACAATGACCTTCACGCTCTTTGGCGTGGTCATGTTTGACAACAACCCAGTCGAGGCATCCCGCAAGGACATCCTCATTTACGTCCTCGGCGTACTGTCAGCCATTAGCACTCAAGTGGTGTCGTATTACTTCGGCTCCTCGCAAGGCAGTAAGGACAAAGGCGAGCAATTGAAGGAGGCGATGAAATGAGCCTTGTAGCCGAACAAGCCGCCTTCCTGCTGGATGTCTGCAAGCTGATCGAATACGCCACGGAGCAGGGCTTTGTGGTCACTGGCGGCGAGTTAGCCCGCACGGTTGAACAGCAGCAGATTTACGTCAAGTCGGGCCGTTCCAAGACGATGAACAGCATCCACCTCAAGCGGTGCGCCATTGACCTTAACTTCTTCAAGGACGGCAAACTGACGTATGACATTGCCGCCCTGACCCCGGTCGGAAAATACTGGGAGTCATTGCATTCTAAAAACCAATGGGGCGGGTTCTGGAAATCGTTCAAGGACGTCCCGCATTTTGAAAGACGGGTCTAACCATGCCAGCATCAATGACTTTCACAAGCTTGCAGGCGGACATCCGCAACTACCTCGAGCGTGGTGGTGCGACGGACCCGATTGTCTACGAGCAGATCCCCCGGCTAATCACGCTTGCTGAGCGGCGGATTGCCCGTGAGCTGAAGATCCAGGGGTTCCAGACTGTCGTTAATACGACGATGCAATCTGGGGTGGCGGTCTACGCAAAGCCGGATCGCTGGCGCGATACGATCAGCATTAACTTCGGCACGGGCAGCGGAAACAATGTCCATACGCCAATTTTT